TAATGCAATAATATATTTACAATGGCGTACCTCCGATTTATTTGCTCCTTTCCAATCCAGACTCAACACCAGTACCAATACTATAAGCGGCACAAGCTGCAACCAACGCTTGAATCATCTGCCAATCATCAATTTTTCCAGTAAAAAAGCTTTGTCCGATTCCAACAAGTGTAGCGATCAAAACCCAGAACTTCCTTGAGCTTAAAATTTTTCGTAGTTTATCCATAACGGCAACAACCCTCCTTGTATTAGGTCATTCGTTATTATTTGTATCGTTTGTTTGTAGGTATATCTAAAGCCTGATCTATTGTTATTAGTATTTGTATCAGCCCTGCCCGTATACCCCATAGCAAAACCCTATATCTCTTATTTTTTATTTTTAGAGACTTTGTTCCCTTCTTAATATCATAGTTGTCGTTATTTGTCAAGTACCTTTACCTCTACAATGTAATGACCACTAGGACTGTATATATCTCTAACTGTTTCGCCACCTTTGATATATGGCATTTCCCACGTTAGTAAATCAAGAAATATAGAGCCGTCGGGTAGTGTTTCTATAGCCCCGCCTCGATCGATACATTTATACCGTCCAAAACCTGGTATTTCAAATATAGTTCCTAGCTCATACTCACCAGGACAGGCAGTAGTTTTAAATTGAGCAAAATAACTCCAATGTTTA